GCGAGTCTTGACATTAAGGGTTCTTGTTCCCTTTTCAGCTACGCTGAAAAGGACTTTGGCACTTGGCGGTATATTAGAAGGCACTACCTCAGATATAAAAGTCAAGACTAGGGTCTTACCTTTTATATCTTGCGGTAGCAAGTAAAATTGACCAGTAAACTGCATATACTGTAAATTATATACCATGGCAAAAACCTTCTTGTCAACGACTACTATCGAATGGCCAAATGGTGAATCTTCATTCGGATATGAGGCCTGTCCTATACGACCATCTAATTTTAAAGGTGACGAAGGCTCAACCCCGTCATGGGCTGTTGGAATTACGTGTGCAAATGGAGACCGTATTTACTGGCACGAGTCTGACGTTACCAAGCACTGTATCGATGGTAGGATTATTATATGGTTTAATAAGCCTACAATCTGCGATGCGATACAGATGACTAAAGTAAGAAAGGGTGAGTATTATCGCTTTTATCCAGATAGCTCTGTAGAAGTAAAGTATGAAATGGATACAAGGACATATCATTGGTCTGAGGAGATTGATGGTGTTGAGGAGGAGGGTACAATCATTTGGTACCACTTTAATGAATATAAAGAGCAATATGTGGAAAATGTGAAACCAGTTCCTTGTAAGAACTGTGGTGGTGATAGTCGAGGAAGTTATAATGAGGCCTGGGAATTTTGTTCTAATGAGTGTTTTATGGATCACAATATGAAAAATCCTTAGAGCACTAGAACTGAAGATTTTTTATAGGATACTTCTAGATTCTAATTCAAAAAATTGATACTATGTTACTATATAACCTAGTATCAATCATAATGGACAACGTAATCAACTTCTTCTCAAGAAAGCAGGAGTTCAGATCACTAAGCAATTTCTGGGAAGGAGATGTTCAAGTCCAAGGTAGGCTTTATGAGTCTGGAGAGCACTGCTTCCATGGAGAAAAGTATTACAGGCTTGCTGATCTTTCTACAGACCTTCTTAGAAAAGCCTTACTACTCGACTATTCACAGGTATTTATGAAGCCCTCCTATAAGAATTCAGGAGAAGCTAAGAGCTTAGGCTCAGCGAAAGGTCTTAGATTAACAGCAGAAGAACTCCAGCAATGGTCGCCAATAAGTGTAGAGGTGCAGAAAGAAATCTGCAAATGGAAGCTTGAGAACTACAAGGAAGTGAGGGAGGATTTAATAAAATCGGGTAGCAAGATCTTAGTTCATCCAGGATTACGCTGTAGTCATATAGAGTCAAGAATTTGGGAAGGGAAAGCTATTCTACACGATGGTAAACTAGTCGTGTTAGGACAAAATCTGTTGGGAAAGATATGGATGGAGTTACGATCTCTTTAAAAAGCCCTTCAGTATTTTTACAGGCTTTTATAAGTCATCCGTGTTTTAGCAGGTTTTTGCAGGCTTTTATAAGTCGTCCGTGTTTTAGCGGATTTTTGACATACTTTTTTTAAAAAAGTATTTAGATGGATAGGCCAAACACCTCATCCGAAGGCTCTCTCTTCGAATTAGTCGCCCGAGGACAGAAAGATAAATACTTTACATCGGAAGACAAATCTGCAGCTGTCCCATTCTCTTATGCCATGGGTACCTGGCCTGCAACAATTGATGAAACCAGACAGACTCAGCCGCTCAACATGGTTGATTTCGGGAGAACAGTCGAGTGGGAATTTGATACCTTCGGAGATCTTTTAATCGCAGCCTCTCTCGTTGTCGAGTTGCCTACATGGCTTCCTCCATCCATCGCAGCCCTTAATTCCAGAGGCATCATACGAGACAGCTCAGGCTATAGCTATGGATATACGCAGGGGATCGGAGCCTTCCTCTTTGAGCAGATCGAGTTCTATCAGGACCAGCTGTTATTACAGCAATTCTCGGGAGACTTCCTCTATGCATGGACACATTTACAGAGCACTCTGTCACAAGAGGCTCTTGCTATTACCGAACTAGGAGGTCATCGTGGTACACCGCTTGAGATTCAGAGAAATGCGACACCAGGTAAGCTGACTCTCCGTCTTCCTCTCATCGGATGTGGACACCCAGATGAGGGTGGCTTACCACTTGTTGCACTTCCGGGTCAGAAATATCGTGTTCGCTGTAAGCTCAGACGTCTAGAGGATCTAGTAGAATCGACAGACTTCATTCAAGTCAAGCCGGCTCCCTGGCTAGCCTCAGATCTTTCTGTTATAACAGATTCGAGTGGTACTCAGAAATTCTTTCAACCCTTAAAACGGGAACAGATCGGCAAGCCTTTAGTAACTCTAGAGACAACACAGCGCTATGTTCGCAGCGAAACGCAGAAACTTCTTAAACTACAAAAATCTCAGATTCCCTTTATTAGACCCTTTGAAAACAAACTCAGTCTTGATCCGACTGACTACATTGCTGTTGCAAACGGAGTTACATCGGTAGTAACGAAACGGATTGATGGTAGGCATCCAGGTGAAGGGATTCTTTTCTTTTTTCAATCTGACTTCTGGCTTGAGCGGAATAAGTTATGGAACTTTACTAATCCTAAGCCATCCGCTTTAAATAACGGCGACTATTACAATACTCTGAAGCTTCTTGTTGCAAGTAAGGACCGTGAGGCCAGCTGGGATCCCTCTCTCTGGCACGGGATCTCACCGTGGGCGAAATGTGAGAAGGTTCCAGGAATCCCTGTCTCATGGATATCCTTTGCGGTTGGCCCATCATTCGGATACAGAGCTCCAGAACCGAGAAAGATATCGGGATCTCTGAATTTCTCTAGCGCGGATAGACCGACACTTTATATGGATTTACAGGATACCTTGCCATCATATGTAACGAAACAAAAAAGAGTAACTCTACGTGCAATTACACTAGGTTGGGGTATTTATAGAATTGAGGATGCAAGAGGTACTTTATTATTTGGAAATTAGTCAACCTTCATGAAATCTGATGAGTGCTCCCTCTCCTCTTGAAGGTGCTTCTGCATCTCAGCGACTTGCCGTGTTGAATCAATCATCTCTTGTAGTTGCTTCAGAGCAGTCTTAATCTGAGTACCCATATCAACATTCATACCGTCAGTATTACTTACAACAGCTGTCTCGTATGCACGCTTGAAATTCCGAGCACGAGTCTCATCGACAACTTGTTGAAGCTGTTCATTTACCCTATCCTCTTGGCTAATAATTGGCTCAAGACCAGGCATGTCATCGTCCTCCTCATTCTCCTCATGCTCCTCATTCTCCTCATGCTCCTCGTGATACTGATCATCAGAAATCTCCTCGTAGATATTCTCGCTCCTACTGAGAAAGTAAAGCTGGATTACGGAATAGTAAATCCCCACAAGTGTTACACTGCATACTAGATAGTATCCTAGGTAGTATGCAATGAAATGGACTCCCAGACAGAATACTAGTCCTAGAATGTTCTCATTCAGAGCGGATGCCTCAATATAGATAGATTGAGGGCGGTGAAGATCAGCGTGAGTCGTCATTCTTGCTGTTATACTTACTATACCTAAGCACGGGTGAGTCAATTTTTCAGCCATGCGTCAAAAAATTGATAGCCATGAGCACTAACCCATGAAGGTAGAATGGCAGTTGTATATCGTCTTGAGCTTCAGGTCACTGAGCAGGGTGCTCCGTATTATCCTGCTGTAGGCTGTGTAGAGTATCTGAGCCCAGACAATGCGGGTTATGATCTGAAGGTAGTCAAGACACAGCAACAGTCAGATGTAGCGGTTCTCGTACCACTTGGTGTAAAGGCTCGTATGATCCGTATGACTGAAACTCTTCATGAGGACTGTCATTTCACGCTTGAACCACGTTCTTCAATTTACAAGACTGGATTTATGATGGCGAATAGTCGTGGTATAATCGACAAGACATATCGCGGTGAACTGATGGCTCCGATGCTCTCTGTCGGTTCAAATGCAAAGCCTATTGAGGCGGGTACGCGACTCTTTCAGATTATTGCACCCGATATGGGCTTCATCGGTGAGGTCGCATATGTTGATTCTCTTCCTGATAATACTTCGCGGGGATCTAATGGATTTGGAAGCAGTGGAACTAAGTAGATGGATCCCTATGGGTCAAAACAGCCCAGAGGGCACGCAACAACAGTTCTTGATTTAGTCAGCCGAGATGAGCAGGATTCTACTCTTTTTCCATTGTCTGCGACAGTCACCAGATTTCTCACGCGAGATGAAGACCACAGAACGATTCCTTTTTCATCTGTCATGCGTGAGTGTACATTCAAGGGACCAGCAGAACTCGGTCAACGCTTTCTCTTTGAGCTCTCCGATGTTAATTGTGGAGACTTGCTACAGGGTATTTTTATACAGATTAAGATGGGAGATTGGCTCAATGGTTTCATAAGGAGTAAGCTTGAAAATGATACATATATTTATAAAGACTCTTCTTCAAATGCGTGGACCTATATAAATAGTCTGGGAACGGCAATTTTAGAGGAGGCAACGTTGGAGGTCGATGATCAGATCTTGGAGCGAATTACGGGAGACTCAGTTGATGTCATATCGATATTGTTTCCAGATCTCAATACACAGATCGGTCTAGCAGATTCTCTGGGTAAGACTACGATAGCAGAAGTCAAGGCGTGGACGGGATCGAGAGCGCTTCCGACGGAAGAAGGTTGGATTACAGTGCCGCTTCTATTTTCCATGTTACGTGAGAAGACAACTGCAACCTTTCCTTTATTAGCATGTCGTTCAGGGACTGTACGAGTTGGTATAACTCTAAAGCGGTTTGATCAGATTGTGAGACCTGTATCAGGGTCTCGTCATACCTGCACGGATACTCCTCTAGGAAAGACTGTCTCTCTTATACCTAAGCCTCAAAAAAAGGTTTTAATGGTTGCAGGGGGGGGTACGAATGAAGGTGGAAGGGCTATAATGGGATATACGTATGATGGAATAGTATGGTATATATCTCCATCTATTATATTTAATAGTAATCAAAATAGTGAAGGATGTGAGGCGATAGGCTACAATGGTAGACTATGGGTAGCTGTAGGTGCTAATATAAATGAGATAGCCTGGTCAGAAGATGGAATTAATTGGACTCCTGCTATATTAGATACAGATATAACTTTTATTTCAATTGTATGGGATGAAACATTTAAACTATGGGTTGCGGGTGGAAATGGTACACCATCTTTAATTTGGTCAGAGGATGGTAAAGACTGGCATCTTTCTACGAATACTGTAATTAGTAATGTTAATAGTGTAATATCAAATGGACTATTATGGATTGCGAAAAATGGTTTTCAAAATGAGACTGCAATATCTTACGATGGTAAAATATGGGAATCTTCTATAGATACATTATTAGCAAATACTATAAATATAGTATACAATGATGGCATATGGCTAGCTGGAGGTGTCAATACTCTAAATTATCTAGTATCAATAACATATTCAAGAAATGGAATAGACTGGACACCTGTTACATGGGAGTCAAATATACGTTTGCCTATTTGTCATTCTATTGTATGGAATGGATCGCTCTGGGTTGCTTGTGGAGATGATAATATTCCAGTAAGATCAAATATATTAGCTTGGTCAGATAATGGAATACTATGGCATGCTATATCATATAATTCTATGTATAATTTTTTTTCTATAGCATGGAATGGTTCAATGTGGGTTGGATGTGGATATGGTAGCACCGCACTTTCATATTCTTTTACAGGGAAAGAATGGTTTCCTGCTAAATATATTCCATTAAATTTACCATCAAATGTACCATTAAATTATATATATACTATCGTATGGAATGGTTCACTTTGGGTAGCTGATGCAACCTTATATTCTGAAGATGGAATGAATTGGTTCAATATTATAAATTCACCGTTTGCAGATGGATTTATGAGTGATAATAAAGCAGCAGTGTTGACGAATCTAGCACCGCCAGCAAGAAAAATTTTGATGGTTGTAGAAAATTTAACACAAGAATATATATCATTACAGTATTCCTACGATGGTAAAACATGGTATATATCTCCAAATAGTATATTGCCAAATATAAATGGCATTTATTATAGCTTTATAGCATATAATGGTAGACGATGGTTAGCATCTATTGTATTACATCCTAAATATAAATTTTGTTGGTCAGATGATGGAATTCTATGGAATTTTGTAGTAAATACTATTGGAGATATTCGTATTGATTATATTCTATGGGATCCAACCCTTACTGTATGGGTTGCATATAAATATCAGGGGGATTTTGGAAATGATATAGTTTGGTCAACTGATGGAATTGTATGGGAGTATCCTACTATACCAGTTTCTTTATCAATAATCTCAATGGCATCAGATGGTACACAATTTATAGCAGGTGGATCTGGATATAATGATCTTGCTATATTAGCTAGATCTACAAATGGAAAAGAATGGTATTCTATAGATAAATCGTTATTTTATGATTATTGTAATAAGATAGCAGGAAATGGAAGTATTTGGATTGCTTCATCGAGTAATCCAGATTCTAGTCTATTATGGTCTGAAAATGGAATAGAGTGGAATATCGCAACATATAGTTCACCTATACAAACACAGGCTTGTAATTATATTGTATGGTCTGGAACAAGATGGGTTTCAAATGCTGGATTAAGTGGTATTAGTTTATTATATTCTATAGATGGAAAACATTGGTATCCTGCATTAACAAATCCAATATATGAAATATATCAAATAGCTTCAAATGGATCAATGTGGGTTTCTTCAGGAATAAATGAATCTGGATCGCCACTACTTGCATGGTCACCTGATGGAATTACATGGTCTCTTGCAATAGAGTATCCATTAAATAGTCTACTAACTGGCACTATTAGATGGAATGGGTATATATGGGTGATAAATAATAAATTATTTTCCATAGATGGGAAAAAATGGCAGAATTGTATAGTTGAATCAAGTCCTTTGAATACGAATAGTGGAGTATTAACTATACAAACTTCTGAGGTCCCACCGCCTCTACAGCAGATTCAGCTCTTAACGTATGGCGCCTTCGTCGATGGCCCGTATCGCGAGATGCTTTTACGTCAACCCTTTGAGCGCCCCTTCCGAGAGATACAACAGTTTGATTTCACAGAGCCACTCAAGTATGTCATAAATAAGACTGGAAATGATTCCGTCGTAATTCAGCTACCTCTAGAAGCCAATCAGCCGATAGAGGAAATTCTCTGGATTGCACGTCGCAAGGCGGCTCTTACATTGACGAATGACTGGACGAATTATTCTGCTACCTTGGAAAAGGACTATGATCCAGTGTTCTGCCCTCTAGAGCCACTGGTGTCACATGCAAAGATCCAGGCAAATGGAATGGATATTGTAAGTCAGCCTGAAGCCTGGTTTCGTTCTCATATTGCACGAGCTCATAAGGGGGGGAAGGTAGCCTATGATTCTTTTATTTACGGCTACTCCTTTGCACGTCATCCAGGACAGCATGATCCGACGGGTTCGATGAATGCGAGTCGCCTGAACTCCCTACGTCTGACACTGGATATTAAGACGCCACAAGCAACTACTATATCGAGTGACACAGAATGGGAAGTCAAAGTCTTTGTCTTCGCATTTCAGTGGGTACGATTCGGAAATGGTATATGTAATAAGGTATTTATAGATTAGATAGTACTTAGTATAGGATGGTAGCGAGTTTACTTAAAATTATATCAACAGGAATGCAGGATGAGCGTTTACAACCTGAGCAGCCAAATCTTGACGCCTTTGTAAAGGTTATTGTTAAGGCTGGACGATATGGAACTCAGTGGGCTCGCATCGATTTTGATACTCTTCCATCGTTCGGTCAGTCGAGTATTATTCGGATTCCTACACAGGGTGAGCTTGTCGGTCGAATCTTGCTTATAACTCAGATGCCTGATATTATGACTTCACAAATGAATGCTCTACAATCAAATCTCAACTTCATCGGTCCTCGCTTCAGTTGGACGAATAGTTTGGGTCATGCACTTATTGATACTGTATCTCTAACAATCGGAGGAACACTCATGGACACTATACCAGGTCGACTGATGGAAGTCATAGACGAGTTTCATACACCTTTAGAGAAGCAGGTTGAGACAAGTAGACAGCTCTGTAGACACTTGAATGGGTTCGGTCAGACATCTACGGGACTTCAGACGACGTCTCAGAAAGTTGTTACGGCTCTACCCTTCTGGTTCAGTCGAGGGGATCCAGGCTGTCTTCTACCGATCGATGCCTTGAATGTAGACGAGGTGAGAATTACAGTGAAATATAAGCCTTTAACAAGTCTGTATTATACGGACTCACGTGTAACAGATGCATCAGCTAATCCAATTCAAACAAATGTAGAAGGCGGATCTCTATGGCCTATAGCAGGCTCTAAGTTTTACATTTCAGATCCAAATGGGATTCTAGTACCGGGTCTAGAAGCAGGAATCGCTCCTGCTATCCGAGCATCGCCAATTCCAGGAGTTGAGATGCCAGTAAGTCTAAATCTTAATGATGCTTACCTCCTAGTCGAATATATCTATCTAGATAAGCCTGAGGCCAACAGATTCAGAATCGCAGATTTACAGATTCCAGTCGTTCAACATTATACCTTTGACCCGGTCGATAATCAGAACAATCGAAATTCCCGGATCCGTCTAATTATACCGAATCCTACACGGGACATATTCTTCTTTTGTCAACGCTACGAGGCTCCAGGCTACAATGCACACTTCTTGGCAACACGAGATCTGAGCAATACCAAGGTACCATTTGCTCCATGGTGGCCAGATGTATCAGGTCTTACTAGAGCAGAAGATGATCATATGTATGGTCCCGTGATAAAGCCAGGATTCTCCAGCCGATTCTCAGAGCCTATACGGTGGCTAGCACTTGATTATTCTGAGACTCTGAATCGGTTCAGCACGGAGAATGTTGCGCTCTACAGATCTGTAATACCTTCTATTGAGCAGAGGAAAGCACCTTTTGTGAATCGCTACTACTACAATCTACCACTAGGATCTCAGAATGGGTTCACGCCTTTTTCATTACCGATGGGAGAGGCAAATCTTGACAAGGTATCGAGGATAAATCTTACACTTGGCTTTCATGGTAAAACTGGTAATCTGACTGATGACTTAGTGGACAGATTCAATACGTATGTGTATGCTGAAACGTACAATATATTTAGAGTCTATGGAGGACGAGGAGCAATGATGTTTGCGTACTAAAATACCCTCTGTAAGAGGGTTAGCGCAGCAATTAAATTTGGCACTTAACGGTAGCGTCACCAAAAATTGAGTGGGCCGCGGCCAGCAAAGGTAAGTATACCAGTGAAATGTCCAACATGGCTGATCTTAGCATCACTCTCCATCTGATTAATGGCGATGACCAGAAGAATGACGCGATGGTTCGGATCCGAAAGAACCTTGCGACGAATGAGTTTGAGCTTACCTTTATGGATCCTAATATGGGTTCAAAGATTGTTCATGTGATGTCGGGACTCTATCGTCAGAAGGTGCTAGATTATATCTACTATCTTCTGAAGAATCAGTATCTTGATGAGGAGGGGTTTGAGAATCTTCAGGTTGATCTTCCAGCAATGCCTACAATGATTGTTAAGGGTTCAAATATCCGTGATGTCTATTATCGCGAGCACTTCTATGAGCTCATTGGGTTCGGCTTGGATTCTCTGGAGTCGACGACGAAGGTTGTGGAGAAGCCTCTATGCTGTTCTTCGATGAATGCATGTGCTAGCTACTATCAGACTCCTCTAGCTCCTCCCCGGCTGTCTCGTGCACAGAATGCAACATCATGTTCTACGAATTCTGTACGTGTAGCCACGCATTCGTACTATGATTAAAGCCCAAGGATGCAAATTCCAGAAATACAAAGAGTAATTCCTAAGTAATTTAATCCTGTAATTTTTTCATTGAAGAAATAAACACCTGAAATTGCAATAAGTATACAGCTAATAGCATTCCATAGTATATTAAGAATTCCCATAGAATGTACAGAGAGTCCAAAGAAAAAAATTATAGGTTGCAAGGAATATAGTATCATAGTGATAGGGAGGATCCATTGACTAGTTAGAAGTCCTAATGATTTGGCTTTAAGAAGGGGCATTATAATAAGATCAATAGCTGACATAAAAATAGGGTATACTAATAGAATAGCGTTCATACTAGAACACTCTACTTATAGATTCTATTGTGTTCTTGATTAACCAACCCTAGCAACATATATAGCATCAAAGATACATTCGGAGGATGTTGCGTCAAAGTTAACAAATGTGGGAACGTAGAAAATACTATAGTCTGAAGAAATATTAGTTTGATCATTACTTGTTACAGCTGCAGTTTTACGTTTTACTAGTCTCAAAATTTGTTGTGTTTCTCCGTTAATTTGAAAATATAGTTTTCTATTGAGATCTTCCATTATCCACTGTGAACCCATAAGAAAAGGTGCAGGGTTTGTTTGATCATTAATAGTCAAATATAATGAGTTCAGATCTGAAAATGATTTGCAGTTAATTACAGAGCCTAATTTATCATATCTAACACTTGACGCAGCAAGACCACTTTCAATAGTTTCAGGATAATATGCAGTGCCGCCGGGTAAATAGGACACAAAGTAAATTGAATCTGCTTTTAGAGGCGCCTCAGCAAATCCAGATTTCATCTAAAACAGATACATAATATTAAAATAGATGGAGACTCAGTAATTATCTCTTTGAAAATACAAATATCTGTAATAAAATGAAAGTGAAATAAAGACCATAGTGATAAGTAAAGTATTATACGTGGTGTTCTTAAATATAATATCATGGGATAAGTGAATAGACATGATATAAAACTCGAT